AATCCTAGTTCCCTCCCAACTCTGTCTAAATCCATTTTATCACCCATTTTATCCACATTTACATAAACATTTTGTCTTGTAACAGTGGCACCGCCAAACATGTCACTCTCCCCCCCAAAACCCAAAAGAGAATTAGCAGAGGGTATAGAGATATTACCAAGTTTATCGTACTCCTTAGCGATCATGCCCAAACCTTTTTGCACATTTTCCACGAGGGAAGGCGATTCCTTGTGGAATGGGTTAATTTTGTCCGCCAATTTTCTAATTTTTTCGGCAGTTTCTTCTATTTTCTTTTTAGCATCTTCAAAAGGCTTTATCAGGGCATTCAATATATTATTTCCTATGGATTTTAATTTATCTACAAGTCCACTCAATTTACTTGTAATTCCGTTGTAAACATCCGTGACTGCTCCCACCGCTTTATTTTTTGCCTCAACTATTGGGTCTATAATGCTCTTTTTTATACTATCCCATACCTTCTTTATCCAGTCACTAAAGGCACTCCATTTACTTGTCACAAAGGATACTATACTGCTAACGATGGGGTTAATGACATTGTTTTTTATATCGTTCCAAACTTTACTAATAGCCTCTTTTATTGAATTGAAAAGTGCAACGATTGGTTTAAAAAGTTTTTCTGTCAAAAAGTCCATTACAGATAGAACAATCCCTTTTACAAACTCAAAGACCTCATAAAATACTCTTAAAATGATTGCTTGTGCCAATAAAAGAATAGGCTCTGTAACATTTTCCCACCACCACACAAAAGGAGAGGCTAATACTTTTATTACATCCCAAACAAAAGCTCCCACCTCTTTTAGAAAATCCATAAAGGAATTAAATTTTTCTTTCACACCATCTACCAAAGAAGTTATTTTTTCTACAACAGCATCCCTTATTTGTCCAAATATTTCGGCTATTTTTGAGAATAAAGCCCCCGTCACTTCTTTAATTCTGTCCCAATTCTTCACTATAGCAACAACAAAAGCTATAACTGCACCAACAACAACTGCTATTATTGCCACCCACCCAAACAATGTCCCGACCGTTATACCTATTACTGGAATTACTGTTGCCAAAACCGTACCTATAGAGGCTACTGCTGTAATCAATCCGCCTATTATAAGAAGCCCAGGTCCTATTACTGCAAGAAGGAGTCCAATAGCCGACATCAACTTTATAATCCCGGGGTGTTTGTCCGCAAAATCTGCGAATCCCTGTATAAGCGGGACGATTGCTTTTACAAGGTCGTTTATGGCGGGAAGTAAAGCCCCACCAACTGTAATGCCAAGATCCGTCATATTATTCTTGAAAATTTGCAATTGCGAGTCTGTTGTTTTAAATCGTTTCTCTGCCTCTTCCGTTAATGCAGTATTTTCCACCCAAGCCTTACTTGATGTATTTATTGCGTTATCTAATAAATCCCCCGCATTCGCAAGGGATAGAAAAGCACGAATTAACCTTTGATCCTGTAACCCTAAATCCTCTAAAATCTTAAAAGCCTCATCCCCACTTTCTCCTAATTTACTGACAAACATAGAAAAAGCCTTTGAGGGGTCATCTCTGAATAAGGTTTTGTATGCCTCATCAGTCATTCCGAGTACACTTGCAAACTCATCTGTAGATTGCCCCATTTGTATAAGCACTTTTTGTACAGCAGTGCCCCCCGCTTCTGCTTCTATTCCTACAGAGGACATGGCAGTACCAATACCAAAAAGGTCTGCCGTGGTTAGTCCCGCTATCTTACCCGCACCTGCAATTCTATTTGCGAACTCTGCTATTTCTGATTCTGTAGTAGCAAATTTGTTACCTAAATCAACAACGGAAGATCCCATTCTATCCACATTAGATAATGGTTCCTGCATGATGTTGGCAATCCTAGCAAATGCCGAAGCTCCCTGCTCTCCTGCAAGATTAGTAGTGACTCCCAATTCCGAAATAGTCTTTATAAAAACAGTAAGATCTTCCACACCTCTAACTCCTAACTGCCCCGCAATCTCCCCTATTTTAGATAGTTCTGTTGCTGATACTGGTGACTCTTTTGCCAGTTGTCTAATATTGCCCGAAAGTTGTGAAAACTCTGCCTCCGAAGCATCTACTGTTTTTCTAACACCCGCAAAAGCACTTTCATAGTCTATGGCTGACTTTGTAGCCAACCCCAAAGCACCAACAATGGGGGCTGTAACTCTAGTAGAAAGTTTAGTCCCCAACTGCTCCATATCTGCCCCGACTTTCTTTAATTTATCCGAAAAAGGGACAACAGCTTTCTCTCCTCTATTACCCGTATCTTCCAATTTATCTACTAATTTATTAAGGGAGTTTGTAACAGCTTTGATGGAGTCATCAAAAGCTCTCATGTCCATGTCTAAACTGTAATGGATTGAACCGACTTCTGTACTTGCCATAATTTAATTATATCATTAAGGGGCGATTACCTTTTAATATACTTCTTAGCTTTTTTCTATCCTCCTGAATGTTTCCTCCTACTTTACTTGAAGCCTCTCCCATCTTTTTGAATGTATTTATAACTTCATTTGCATCTTTCTTTTTCATATAAGGAATGGAGGCTATATTAATCAAGAACAAGTATTCATCCCCATCTTGTTTTAAGGATTGCTCTATAAGTGTGAAAAATGTAACTGCGTTTTCTTCTAATACATCGGAATATTTGTATCCTGAAAATTTCCTTAAAAAGTAAGTTATTGCCCTTGCGAGGTTACTTCCGTTTTTTTTTCATCCCCCGATGCAACGGTCATTTTATTCTCGTTTGATAGCGGGGTTTCTTCTTCTTTGGGGACACTATTCTCATAGGCGAGTGTGACAACTGCTGGTATCTGATCTATTGTTAAATCAATGTCATCTCTTTTTATGTCTGGAATTATTGGTTCTAAAGTATCAATTAGAGTATCCAACAGCTCACTCTGCCCCGATTGGTCTGCATTCTTAAAGGAACTGAAGGTTTTTTGCAATTTAATTAAGGCTTTCAACTTACCAGGATAAAGTGTAACCTCTTTACCACATATTCTAACCATTCTAGGTTCTGGGAGTAATTTATCTAAATCAATTATTTCTGTCATAAGGAAATATTACACCATTTCATAAAATATGCAATATGGCAACAAGGCGATGCGACACCACACGCACCGCCTTATTTTCTAATGTAAGAAGCTAGGAAACATAGCCGAGGTTTTCGGCATCTGGAGCATCTGGGTCAACCAATGCTTTAAATGTTACCTGAATCACTCTTTCGTCATTTACCTTGTAATTGGTCTCCACAGAGCTGACAGGCACTGCGTTTCTAAAGACCCATGCGGGAGTACCATCAAAGGGAGTTAGAATTAACTCTGCTCCTACAATCTGGCGACCTGCTAGTCCTCCGAATTTCAACTTCCCGTCCTCATTCACAACACCTGCGAATGCCCTTGCAATATTGGTAACTGTATGCTCTGCCATTGAAACTTCCAATGTTAGATTCATACCCACCAACGAGGCTTTTACAGGGGTAGTTCCGAATTTACCTGATAAATGCTCGTGAATATCTGGTTCGTATGAAACTACAACACCTTCTTCGGTGGTATAGCCAACATCCGACCCATTGATTGATAATGCACCAGCTCCTATTCTAAAATCTGTTACTGACATAGATACATTTTAGAAGAGTTGTCCCAATTAGTCAATGAGGGTTACTCTTCATCCTTTCTATATATAAACTTAATACTTAATTGATACAGCTTTCTCCGTTCACTATCCCGATCATTGTCCATAACCATACCCAAAGCATTTGAAAAATAAACATGAAATCCCTCCATACTATAATTTTGTTTTTTATGCAGTAATTCCAAAATATCAAGAAGGTTAGAATAACTCACCCCGCTATTCTTATTTCTAGACCAAAAGTCTATGGTTTGCTCATAAATATCTATTGCTACATTTGGATCTGGTGAAGGAGCATATACCAAAGCAACACAGTCCCCCACCTCAAGGGGCAATTCGCCTATAAATATATCTTCCCCAACTGTTCCGAGGGAGTTATTTTCTAAAAATTTGGCTACGCTTTCAATAATCATACTTTTACACCTTTGGTTTCTTGCCTTAAATAATCCAATGCCCTCTTAGCAACCATTTCCCCAGGGTCTCTTAAATAAAACTTTTTCTTCCCTGGTTTACTATATTTGCGAACAACTCGTTTTCCATCTCCTCCAAACTCCTGAAACCGTGCATATACCTTGTTGTATCCCACCGTATAATGCAGATTGCCTTTTTTCTCGTGATACCCCGATGATTTCAACTGCCCATCCTTATGTGGCACTTGTGTTTTTGAAATCCGCTCAATATCAACTGCCATTCTGTTTAATGCCCTATCCAATGCCCCCTCGTTTTCTTGAGCAAATTTTACCATTTTGTCAATTATTTTTACTCTTTCCATTCTTATATTCTACTGCACTATATTCCGTAAAAACTACTGCATTATGATGCATCCGCTAGGGAATGCCTTTTAACAAGAGCTTTTAGGAACTCCACGGTATTACCTGACAACTTTCGAGCCTTTATAAGTCTATCTACACGCCAATAATATCCGTCAACACTAACAATAGTGCCTTCCTTTATGGGAGCTGTTGATTCAAACCAAATTATTGCATCTGCTGTTTCTAAACCCTCTCTATTAACATTCCGATCCAATTCAGTCACATATCTAAACCTGCATGGGTATTCTCCGCTTGAGGTGAATATTTGGTCTCCATACGCATTAGCTCTAGTTTGAATAATTGTAGCAAGTTGTTGTAGTGTATGGCTTATTATTCCCATTATAGAGATATTTTTCTTCTGCTATCCAAAGTAAGCAGTAAAGTTTTTACTTCCTCATCGCTTTCTTTTCCTGTTAGTATTTCATAAGAGTATCCCTCTATACTTTCCTTTTTAAAGGAGGCTGAATTAACATCTCTTCTATTCAAAAACCTACCAACAAGAGCTGTGGCAACCATAATTACATCATCGGGAACATCTCCGCTAGTCCATACGCCAGTTATTTTTATCCTACCCGCACCTGTTCCCACTCTGTAATTTCGCAAATATATAGAATTGGCGATTGCGTCATTCATGGGATAAGTCAAAAACTCGGTTTCATCCGTTAAAGTTACATAAGTGTCTCCCTGTGAGTCTAAAAGTTCAATGGAAGAAATACTTGCAAAGTCATCAACAAATATTTCCTTTTTACCGTTTCCGTCATACAGTTTAGAGGAAGCATCTGGAAATTCCCCGTCAATATCATTCCAAACCCTCCCCGTATAGTTGTTTATATAAATGGAAATGTAGGAGATAACACTATCTAATAAAGTCTCTTCATTTTCGGATAATTCCCTGTTAAGAAAAGCCTCTACTTTTTCTTTGTCTGTATAAGCTGACATTCCTTGCACTCCTTCCTATTACAAGTGCATTGAGGTTTTCCAAGTAATGCACGATGTAAATATCTTAATACCATAGATATATTTTAACATACAAAAAGCCCCCTCATACTGCCCGAATGAGGAGGCTTTCTGCTGTCCGTTCTCAATTAGCTGTTAGCTTCCGCTAACTCCAGTTTTAATTACCGAGAAGGCTGATGGGAATCTAACCCTGCTGTTCATTCTCTTAACTGCTCTCATGGCTTGTAAGTCTTGAGTAAGCAAGTTCAATGTATTAGCATCCTGGTCATCCTCTTCTGGGTCTCCTACCGTGCCACTATCAAACACTTTGATTTGAAGGTCTGTTCTCATTCCAAGTGTTACATAGTTTAGGTCTCCGAATATCATAAATGGAGTATCTTCATCGTCATCGGTCAAGGAAGGTAGCACATCTACTAATGTGTAGGGTTTGCCCCAAATAGTAGGCTCTGCTCCTGTTGCTGGAGATGGTTTCCATACATATTCACCTGTGGTTGCATTCTTTACTCTTTGGATTACTCCTAACAATTCCCTATGTAGGAAGAATCTCCCTCTATTCATGGAAGGAGTTGGTACTCCGTAAATTGCCTCATTTAGGTCATCAAAAGAGATGTCCTCAAAGGAGTCTCCAGTAATTACTACTTCATTTACTCCTGTCTCATTTAATATACCTGGGTAAAGATTACCGCCCCGTTGGCTCGTGTGAAGACCATTAAGTCTTCCTGCCTTGCGAATGCTCTTGCAAATCTCTTTGTAGCGTCATTCCAAAGGTTTACTGCTGATTCCTCGTTTAACTCATCAGTTATAGGAAGAATACCTGCGAATTTTCTCCAAGATAGCACTTTTTGAGCGTAAGTTAATTTAGTAGATTTCTTGACTCCGCCCTCTTCTGTATCAAAGACCTCTAAATCGTCATCACCCATAAGCATAGTTATAGATGATTTAGTGCTTCTGCGTACCTGTGCAAATTGTCTGGCTACTCCGTATTCCTCTTCTAATCGTTCCACTTCTGCAATAAATTCTGTTGGAGGTACGACTTCGGAAGTATCGGTTGTATCCATTGCACCCTTTACTTTTGCGTTGTATTCGCTGAAGTTTTTTCTTTGCAAACAAACTGCCCAAAGTTTAAATTTCTCTTCTTTGGAAAGTTCCTTTTCTTGTACTTGAATATCTTTATTTGGGTTTTCTTTCATATTTATATCCTTTACTTCGGGAGCGTCTAACTTTTTCTCAAGTTCATTGAGTCTTTTATTTACTGCTTCCGTAACTTCGGATACGACATCCTTAGTTTCTAAAATTTCCTTATAATTAGCCTTCTGCTCGTCAGAAAGATTGGCAACATTTTCTTGTAGGAATTTGACCTCGCCACGAGTCAAATCTTCTATTGACTTTTCCGTAACTTTTGATAATTCGTATTTCATAGCTAAATTGTATCCACCCAAGGTGTCACTGTCAAGCCCCTTGCTCTTAGCCAAAACTAAAGCCTCTGCGTTTGCGGGTATAAGCACCGATGAAAACTCCAACATTTCGCTCTTAGTATAACGGTTTCCGTTCATATCAAGGGGTATAAATCCAATGCTGAAAGCACTTAAAAACCCACCCTTTATAAGGGAATAAATCTCTCGTGCTTTCTCGGATTCATTTATTGCAAATTTCATGTGGGCAACCAGTTTTCCATCTTTCTTTTCAAGACTGATAGTTTTACCAATTGCAGGGGAATTATAGTCATGCCCCCACGCCACTACGGGATTTTTCATATAGTTTTTAATATCAAGCCCTTTAAGGTCTAAAACCTCTCCGTGTCTGTCCAAACTGTCACTAGCCACCACAGCCACTACCTCACCGTCTCCCAATGCTTTGGTTTCCGTTGCGAATGTCTTAACAATCTTAGTTTCACCCATAACTATTTCAACATCTCCCCCCATGTCATCTTTTACAATGTGTTTTTTTATCTGGGGTTCTTGCGTCTCTTCTGCCAGTTGTGCTTTTTGTTCTGGGGTTAATTCATCAAACCTAGATTCCAATAATTCAATTTCATCTTGTGTCCTATCTGCAGGAGCTTTGGCTAAAATTTCTTCCATAACAAAATTATATCAGAAACTATTTATCTATAACAGGGAGCAAGGCACAACGGCAATTCGGATGCAGAGGTGGATGATCTACTGGAAGATAGTTCACGCTATATACATTTCCATCCGTACTTGTTACAGAACCGCCATTCTCCACAAAGTTTTCATCCAAACCCACTATAGTACCTGCTAGAGCCTGACAAAACTCACAGGCATCAGGTTCAACATGCCACTCCTTATAATTCACAAGAGGGGATTGTCTGTAGGCTTCGTTTGCTGACTCGTTACTTGCACTTATGGTTTCCGTTCTGGCTATTCGTTCTGATCTAACGGTGGTGGCGTTATCGTACACATCATTTATTCTTTTCCTTAGTTGTGATATGGAGTCCCCTTGAAAAATCCCTTCTGTTATGGTCTCAATTATTTCTTTTATTGTAATATCATTTGTTTCCCTTGCTAGGGTATAAATTCTTTCATTTATATACTCTTTAACTCTGTCATTTATAAACAATTCTGCATCTGGGTTTTCCGATTCGTCAAAGGCGTATTTTGCCTGATCCTTCATTATTTCCACCATTAAAGGGAAGAGATTTAATACAATGCGTTCTGTTGAGGCATTTAGATTAAAGAGCCAGTTCTCCAACTCCTTTTTCTTTGCACTTTTTAATGTTTTGTTTAGGCTTAAAATTTCATTTCTTTGGGTATTAAATTCGTTGTCTATTTCTACCTTGTAGCGTTCCTGCCATCGTTCCTGATTTGCAAACAGTTTAAGTCTAAAAACCTCCCCTCTTTCCCAATGACTATCCTCTGGGGCTGATTTTATTTTTTTTTTAAATCTTTCTCCTCGTTTGAAGGTTTTTTCCCTAACGGAATAAGATTTACAGGCACATACAAATCATCCCCTCCGTCAACAGGCTCTAATCCCTTCTCGGCTCTAATATCATTTGTAGTTAGCCATTTAGTATGCCCTGCCTTCCATTCTTCTAACTTTTCCGATTCACTTATGGTTGCGGGGTCTTCATATTCAATAACTACATTCTCACCCCACATGGGAGTTAATTTGGCGTTTAATTGATCCAAAAATCTATCCATCTCTGGCTTAACTACATTTTCCCTAAACACAATCCTAGCCTCCCTTGCATTTGCCCTGTTCACATCATCAGTAATACCTAGAATAGTTTTTGAAACCCTAAACATAACCATAATGTCATCTCTGGTTAGTTCCTTGAGTTCCCTTAGAGCCACTCCGTTTAATTCCATTCCAAGTTTCTGGAAATCAACTCCATCTGCTCCCCTAGTTAGTAGGGTTTTACCTGCATTAGTAACTCCGCTATATTCGGCTTTAAATTGTCTTTTCAAACTCTGGAATTGATCGTCTGTTATAGTACCCTTGAAATTGACAATCCCCGATGGGCGACCACTATTATATATGCTGTTTTTAGTCCAATCAGAACTAAACTCTTCTGTCTGAATGTATGTTTTGGAAGCTGAAACAGTCCCCATGCCCCTGTAGGGATTTAAAGGATTCGGGGTCTTAAAGTGTATTACCTCCTCTTTTTTAAATGTTACTTTAGTTCCGTCTGGTTTTTGCAATACATACCCCGTGACAAGACCTTTAGGGTCTTTAGTATCTACAGCAACTTCAACAAGGTCAGGTCTTAATAAGAATATTTCTTTTGGTTGTTTAGTTCTCTTCCCCAATGGCAAATACCAAAAAGACTCCCCCGCCAATTTCATCAAAGTAAAGTGCATTTCAAGGAATTGGAACTGTGATGTATCCTCATTAGGTTTCTTTAAAAGCTGGAGCAGGGGATTATTTTCTACCACAACCTTAGCCCCTCCTGCCACTTCCTTTTTAGCAATAAGCTCAATCTTTGCCGATTCTTCAGCTATTGCGGAAACTACTGTGTAAACATACCTTGTATATTGTTTTAATAAATCCGTCCTGCTCCACGCCCCTGGGGTCACCCAACTCAAAAAGGAAGCTAGGTTTCCCACGGAATTACCTAAAAAGAATTTGGAGACATTATTCCTCATGGATTTAATTATATTCACATTCATATTATAAACTATTCCATATCTTAAACAAAAGAGAATTCAAATTTCCCCCCCGTGGCTATTCTCCACGCCATTTCCAAGGCATCTAATACATCCAAATTTTCGGCATCAGGATAATCCTGTAGTTCCGTCCACAGCTCGTTATCCCCCCTAAACAAAATCTGCCCTGTGTTTATAAAAGGCTCTAAACTTTCAATTCTTTCCTCCTTGTTCTTGCTTTGTCTTATGCCCTCAAAAGGTATGTTTCTACTCTCCTTTTTGCTTTCTTTGTCAATCTGGCTTAAAAAATATTTCTGGAATTGCACTGCTTCAACTCCAAATCTTTGAAAAATAAAAGGTAAGTTAAATATATTTCTTTGTGTTTCCTCTGGTTTTATCTGCTCTCCCAGACTTTCCACCTCATAATATTGCCCCGTTGCTTTACTCTTTCCAAGTACAACAATACCCACCAAACTCCCTTTTTTAGCCTCACCAAGTGCCAGGTCAACGGCTCCCCAATACTCAAGGTCTTTTGGTAAATACTCGTATTTTCTGGGCTTAAAATAAGTAAATTCGTTTGACTGTGGGAATAACACCAAATAATACCGCTTCCAGTCTTTGCTTGTAGTCTGCGACTTTTTTTGCTCCAAAGCCTCCCATGTATAACGACCTTCTGCCACCGCCTGTTCCAAATCTATGCGTACCTTATAATAAAGGTCGCTATTATAAGCCTCTTCAAACACACTATTTTCTACACAGTTACCCGACATTACAAGTTTTCCCCACCCCCTGTCTTCCTCTGGCATACGCACTATTTTAGAAAACTGCTCTTTTCGCTTAATTAG